AAAGCTGCCATAGTCGGTATAAAGGCTTGAGTAAATGCCAAAGACACCATGCGGCCACTAGCTTCTAGTTGAAGGTGTAATGCGTGGGCCTGATTAATGGATTCGCTATATTGGTCAAATTTTCCTTTNACTTCATCAAGNGTTTCAGCCAAACCTTGAATATCAACACCNCGTATAGATTTNCCAAGCACTTGAAACGCTAAACCNTTACGNGTAGCGGCATCGTTTATTTTTCCTAANCCATCAATGGTTTTTGCAAANAAATCTTGAGAAGATAAGTTTTTTAAGTCATTAAGCGANACACCGACGCGGGCAAATGCTTCNTGNGCNTTTGCNCTGCCNAATGCAGCGGTTTCAACCTTTTGNGTAAANCCAGAATAAATTTGNCNGGTTTGCTCTGCTGANCCGCCGTTTTCTTCNAGGGCTTTTGATAANTCCAACACTGAAGCGGTTGTAACGTCATTGGCTTTGGCCGTTTTAACAATAGTATCGGCATATTCCATTGCTTTGGCTGTCAATTCTGTAAAACCGGCAATGGTTCCAAACTCCAAAAGTTTATCTTTGAAGTTGTCCATCATTTTGTTGACTGACTCTAGGTTTTTCTGAAACTCAGTTGTATCGAGTCCCATTACAACGCCAAGTCTAGCAATATTTTGTGCCATTATTTATTCCCAAAAAACTCTTTTGGTGCTCCTGGATTCATTAAAGCAAAAGCGATTAATTTGTCATTAATATCTTGTTTTTTCGCCTCATCAGAAATTGGAGGATAAATATACTCATATACTGACGGAATAATATCTTTTAATTTATACGCTGGTGCATTTTCACTTCTTAAGTAATTATAAACTCCAGCGGTTAAATTACCTAAAGTTTCTATTATCCCAAAATTGCCTATTAATCCATCGTGATATAAAACACATATATCATTAAATATTTCTTCATTTACTGCGTCTGGGTCTGTTCCGTGGGCCGTCAAATAGGCTTTTACTTGCCTTCGGACAGACCGAATTACTTTCCCTTAGTGGCCTTATATGCTGGTGAAATAACATTATTAATTTCTTCAATGACTTGTATTTGCACTGGAAATGGAAATAAATCTTCTATCATTGAATAATTAATGGTGTTCATATCAAAACCAATTTCTTCTGGCACAATTAATTTGAATAATTCAACAATGCGATTTTCAGTAATAACTTTATTTTTGGCTGTTTCTTTTAATGATGTGCCTTTTAAAATAATGTCATTATCTGTATATTTAATATCATTTTCTTTTTCAAATTCAGAGCGATTATTTAAAAATTCTTTTGCCAAATTTTGATAATATGATTCTGCTTTTTCAGGATTAACCAATTTAACGCGCTCTAACATTGCTTCATATTCAGCGGTCAATGGTATTTTTACTTTAAAGGTATGGCCACCCAATTCAAATGAACGAACGCGAATTGCATCCTTATTTTCAATAAATTGTTTACCTAAAGCATTTGCAAATTGGTTCATGTCATGTCCTTAACTGTGTTTTGATTTGTAATTTTCTAAAGCGGAGCCTAAAGAGTCACCTAGTAAGTTGGTTACTTGATCTGAAGATGATTCAAGCCCTGGGCGCAAAAATGGGTGCGCTGCCATCTTTGCTGTACCAAATTCATTAGCCATCGCTCTGGCATCGCTGGTAATACCGATGGTTTGCAACTGCCATGATTTACCATTCTTTTTTGTCAAAGTAATTGGGTTGCGTTGATTAACGTATCTCGTTTTTGCTAAAACATTGCCGGGGGCTGTTGTAACGGTCGCTATGGCAATGTCAGAATCGTTGACATAGATAGAACGCTTATCTCGTCCGGTGGGCGCTCTGGCCTCTATACGCAATGAGGCGGCCAATGCACCAGTATCTACTGGCACTAATGCTTTAGATTTTTCCAAAGCGGGCTGCATGGCCAATTTCATGCCTTTATTGATAATCTGTTTTGAGTCTTTTACGCTGAAATCTTCTTTAATTTCATTTACTAGATCAGTAAATTCTTGAAATCCCTCAAAAGAAATTTTTACTGCATCAGCCATGTTCACTACCCTTGATGATCTTTTGGTAAATCGCATTGTTTAATTTCACAACGTAATCCACAATTTCATCAGGTGTTAGTTTGTCGCCATGTCTTACAGCCATTTCATACGCGACATTAATGCCGACAATACGTTGCTGGGTATAGCCAAACCAGTTCTTTTGACCTGAACCGGATTGGCTAATTAAAAAACTTAATAAATCATTGCTGTTCTGTATCTGCATTGGGTTTTATAGTTTCTTTTTGTGTAGTAAATGGGTTGTATTTTTGTAATGCAAGTAATGCAACGTGCTCAACTGAACCAAAAGTTACTTTTTCCAAAGCATCAGCAACTTCTTTGGCATCAACTACCAACCTAGACGCAACCGCGTCCAGGCTTTGATAGGTAGAAACCAATTCTTCAATTGCTTGATCTAGGATCATGTGTTGTTGCTCCAACCGTATTGGTTGCCGCGCGGGTGTATTGAAAATGTGCATTTCGCTTCAGCGTTGGGAGCCATATCAATATGAAATTCACTTACACGTCCATTGAAGGCGTAATAAATTGTGTTTGTGCCATCAGACGCACTAATAACAAATGTACGGTCAACCGTACCGTTATACGCATCACCGCGCATCAATAACAAATTAGGATCGCTTGGATTCCATGCCGCTGTAATCGTCATTGAAGTTGGTTTTGATTGTGTTGGGATGATGTCGGATTGACGTGATCCAGCCACAGCAAAAGTAGCTGATGCGTCGTCCTGACCAAACGCAGGGATTGATTCAACAGGTAACAAGTTACCTGATACGGCAATGGTTGAAACGCTTGCATAGGTCGATAAATTCGCAACAGTTAAAGCGGTTGGGGTCGCACTTGGTTGGCAATATAGGGTTGCACTAAAACCAGGTAAAACTTTATTTGGCAATGCCATGTCTATTCCTTTAAAAAGATTAAAAAATCGTTAATGTGTTGTGCATTTCTCAACGCTTTAAATAAAGAAATATTTAAAATCAGCATTGAAATGCGTCAAAACATTATTTTTTGTCTTATTAAGTCGGAATATCCAACGTACAATCTAATATTATGTGATTCAAACCTACGCTATTATCGTAAGTGTTGTAAAGCCATACTACATCGGCTTTGGCAATATTAAATCCATTAACACCACCAAATTGACCGCTATAACCATGTAATGATTGTAATATTAAATTACTAATATTAAAAGCATCATTCATTTGTTGTGCAAATATATTAATCTGAATAATTGGTCTATCAATACCTTTAACATTTTGATAAACCCCGGTATAAACCGGTTGATGAATATTGCGTAATTGCCAAGTAATAAATTGCCTTCTGTTGCAAAATTACGGTTAAAGTTAGCATAAACTGGCACAGGCGCAACAATTCCTGAAAGTTGGTTTTGAACCGCTTGTGCATATACTGATGGGCTATTTTGGCTCATACTGGTGTAATTGGGTCGTTACGATACGCCAAAAAGGTAATGGTCATGCGGTCATTAGATTCAATAGCATCAGTTATGCGCCAATCTTGACCACGATAATTAATTGCATAAAGATTTTGATTTAACCCAATTAATTTTGTATTTGGTGTGTAATTTAAAATAAACCTTACTAAATCGGTATAAACCCGTTCGTCTTTGGTAATGCTTAAACCATTTTTTACGTCTTGAACGGTTGCTCTGGTTGAATACCATTTTGTCAGTGTGGTTGTATATTGCCCAAAAGCATCTACACCATTCACCACATTATTAATATCTAGGTTTTCATACCGTGCGATTCCCATTTACATCACCAGTGGTTTATAAGGGCGTAATAATGTATCAACGCCAAATGGAATATCAGCTAAACGCGTACCCGTGGTGTTGCTGCGATTATTATAAAAATGCGTCAACAATAACAATCCCGCTTGTTTAATTACGGGGTATTGCGCCAATGGACTTGCGTTGGTGGCGTATTCCACAACCACTGGGTTTGTCATTACATTGTTTACCTCAGACGGAATACCGTTGACGATCAACTTATTTCCGGTGGGATCGTAAAAGTAATTTGATGAAGTTAATTTTACAAACACAGGGGGCGTATCTGTATTCCAATACCCTACGCTATTGATGGTGATGCCAGCCTGTGTGCCGCTGTTTTGCGTGACTTCAGGCAAATCTAAACAAGCATTTGTACCCATGCTGGTAATTGAGCCGTAAAACACACGGTACGACACGGGAAAAATACTCATCCCCAAATAGTCTTCAATAGCCATACGAGTGGCCAATTCTAAGACTTGTAAATAATTGTCTTGGCTTTGGTCGTCGAATAGATTTAACTGGTTAGTAATGTCGTCTAGCGTGAGCCATTCGGTTTGAATATCGCGCGCAATCTGTTCAACTTTTTCATAGCTGTACGGATTACGCACGGTACCCAAATATGGCCCTACTGTTGTATTGTCAACAGACATGATTTACCTTAGTAAGTTAAACGAACACCAGCAAATACATCACGGATTGTTGAGCAAACACGCTTTTCAGCAAAAATATTAATAAATCCTGGTTGAGATTGGTCAAGTCGCTGAATAGATACAACTGGATGATCGACAATTGTTAAAAAACGATCCCAAGCAGCCAAATAAATTGGGAATTTACCAGAACCTACTTGATCCATGTAAGGGTTAGGGATTACGGGATGGCCAAATATATAGCCAACGGAATAACCTTCTTTTTCGCCAATATCTAAAAATATTGGAAGATTGGTTGTATCTTTTAATTCACGCAACGCCAAAATGGTGTTTGGGTGCATATGCCACGCAATAGAAGGGTCGTTCCAATATTGCGATGGCAATGTAGAGGCCAAAGAAACAATGTCGTTATAGGCAATAGAACTTGTCCCTTGGGTCACTGTAGCAACCGTATGGATGCCGTTTGTAATTGCAGCACCAT